CCACGCCGAAAAAATGTTCCAGAACTTTTCCGTGAGGATGCCACAGAAGCGTTTAACACTGACTGGTACTGGTCCAGCACCGAACTCGCCCAGAGCTCGAGCGGTGCCTGGTTCGTGGGTTTCACCGATGGCAGCCAGGACGACTACGGTAAGACCTACGATTGTGGAGTCCGGGCAGTCCGCAGAATCCAAATTTAACAATTTAACCATTTATCAATTTAGGGAGGTGCCGTCATGGCAAAGAAAGTAGCAGTACCCCAGATAGGTGCAGCATTCGGTGGTGGGTTTTACGTAGGCAGCATGGAACTTGATGGCGTCAAATATGCCCTGGTGGTTTCACCAAAAGCCCAGGGTGAGAAGATGGGGCTGCAATACAAAAAGAGCAAGCTCAGCACTGCTGATGGTGCTGACGCAGACGATGATGGCTTTTACAACAGCTGCCTGCTGGATAATGCCAACCATCCTGCAGCACACTTCTGTATCAGTCTTCAGATCGGTGAATATGATGACTGGTACCTGCCTTCCCGTGATGAGCTGATGCTGATCTGGATGGCCCTGGGGCCAAACCGCAACAAAATCCCTGATCTGTTCAAGGCCGGTGCTGCAGAAGCGCTTGAGGGAAAATGGTACTGGTCCAGCACTGAATTCGCCCAGTACTCGGACGATGCCTGGATCGTGGGTTTCACCAATGGCGGCCAGGACTACTACGATAAGGGCTACGATTGTGGAGTCCGGGCAGTCCGCAGATTAAAACTTTAACTATTTAACTATTTACCAATTTCAGACAGGAGCAACACCATGGCCCTGGCCTCAACACTCCCCATATACCGAGTTACCTACGAGCTGCTGCAGGTAGTCACCCGCATAACCAAAGATATGCCACGGGACTACAAGCAATCACTAGGCAACAAGATTCGTGAGGAATGTGTTGAGCTGACCGTGTTGATCTACCGGGCAAACTGTTCCCGTGAAAAGCGTCCACACATTGAAGCTCTGCAAGAACATCTGCAAGTGGCAACGCTTTTGATCAGGCTGTCAAAGGATATGCGGCTGATCAGCACGGGGCAGTTTGCCCAGACTATCCAACTAACTGACCAGATCGGACGGCAGGCATCCGGTTGGTTTAAATCCGCATCGTCGCCTGCTGCATAGCCGTCATGGCGGCTATGCCTGTGCGAAATAATCTGGTCGTGCCCCTGGGGAATGCCCCACGGTTATGCGCCGGCAACGAAACCAGCAGGAAAGCCTGCAAGGTCGTGGCGCAGTTTCATAATGGATCGGTACCGCCTTCTGTTGTGCAACGTGATCAGCACGACATAACGCCCAGAACTCAAACAATGCCTGGATCGTGGGTTTCAACAATGGCAACCAGAACAACAACAATAAGAACAACGATTGTGGAGTCCGGGCAGTCCGCAGATCATAACGATGTGGATGTAACGGTTGATGAACTGCTCTGCGCCTATTACGACTGCCGTAGACGCAAGCGCAACACCATCAACGCATTGCGGTTTGAAACCAATTTAGAAAGCAACATCATGGGCCTGTACCGGGAACTGGTAGACGGCAGCTATCGCCCCGGTACATCCATCTGCTTTGTTGTCACCAGACCTAAGCCGCGCGAGGTATGGGCTGCAGACTTCCGTGACAGGGTTGTGCACCATCTGCTTTACAACCGTATTGCAGATCGTTTCCATAACTCGTTCATGGCTGATAGCTGCGCCTGCATACCAGGAAGAGGCACGATGTACGGAGCAAAGCGGCTTGAACACAAAATCAGAAGCATCACACAAAACTGGTCACGGAAAGCCTATTACCTGAAGCTGGATATAGCCAACTTCTTTGTCAGCATCAACAAGAACATCCTGCATGATCTGCTGGCCAAGAAAATAACTGAACCGTGGGTCATGTGGCTGGCCGAAACAATCCTTTTTCATGATCCACGGCAGGATGTAAAAATTAAGGGCAGCCGGGGACTACTACAACTAATTCCAAAACACAAGAGCCTGTTCAGTCAACCGACCCACCTGGGTCTTCCGATCGGCAACCTCAGTAGCCAGTTCTTTGCCAACGTCTACATGGATGCACTTGATCAGCACGTAAAACACCAGGTTAAGGCACAGCATTACATCAGATACGTAGATGACATGATTCTGCTGCACGAAGATCCGGCCTGGCTTAACAGCGCTACTACAGAAATAGGAACTTTTGCGTCGACCAAATTGGGACTCAAACTCAACCCGAGTAAAACCATCATCCAACCTATTAACCGTGGGGTTGATTTTGTTGGCCAAGTCATCAAGCCCTGGAGAAGGATTATGAGAAGAAGTCTACTAGACAATGCAACAGAGTCCATCATCAGTAAAAACAGTGAAGACCTGATGATGAGCGCCAACAGTTATTTAGGGCTACTCAGACAGTCCACTCGCAGCCACCATGCCCGTGCACGGCTGGCAAGGATAGCAATCGTCAAGGGGCATTGTGTGGATGGCGGGTTCAGGAAGATTTTCAGAAAAGGGCAAAAGCAAGGAATGCAATTATGATTCAACTACCGACCATGATCAAAATCAACGAAAAGCATACTCGTGCTGTCAATAAATATGACTGGTCTGGTTATAGCACAGCAGACATGAAACAGGCTTTGTTCGGAGAATTGATTGAACTGTACGATGCCTATTTTGAAAATAAGATCCACGGCCCCCACGGGGTAATTGATGAGGCCTATGATGCCATCGCCGTGCTGTTGCGCATTATTGAAACACTGGAGGGGGAAAAGAATGCAAGCAATAAAAACCCTACTGTTTGACCCCCGCGTCTTCAGCTACATCATCATGGGGCTCTACCTGCTCAATGCCCTGCGATGGGCCTATGAACGCAAACCGGCTGATGTCTGCTACTGGCTCTCAGCCCTGGCAATCACCGCAACCGTAACCTTTGGGTATAAACACTAATGTCAACCACCCACGCCACAGACCTGCAGGCCATCCTTGACGCTGCTATTGCCACCGCCAAGGCTAACCCCACTGCTGCCAACATCAGCACAGTGGAAAAGGCCCGTAAAGCACTGGATGACTACAGCAATCAGGGTGGTGCTGCTGGCGAAAAATTCAAGACTCAGGCAGCGGCTCTGCTCTATCTGCAGCGCACCTACAAAATCGAGAAAAGCAAACTCTCTGCAGATGTCCAGTCTGGCAAAGTACCCCGCAAAGATGGCACCTTCTCTGCCAAGGATCTGGACTACTACGCCAACGCCGTACGGCTGGATCCTAAAACCAGTGAACCACAACAAAGCAGTGATGGCCTGTCAGACGACATCAAGCGCGAGACCGCCCGTAAACTCAGAATAAACAACGAAGAACGTGAAGGACTGCTGATAAACCGGCTGGAAGAAGAGGCAAGGGACGCGAAGCTCTGGTCAGCTGTTAAATCAGATATTGAAAACCACGCCCCTGTCATTGTGCATGAACTAATAAACCGGCTGCTGCCCATTATCGAAGACGATGAACTGCGTGCCAGGGTGTTGTCACTAACCCATGAACTGCGGCTGGTATATGAGGATGCCATTGCAGATATCTTTGACCGTTACGCAAAGATAGAGGGCGAAGAGTGAGCATAGCAACCCTGCCCATACCTTCGGCGCCAGCGCCCAGGGCAGCAGAACGCAAGGTCTTTGCCAAGCGTAAGCGTTTGCCAGGGCCCCAGTGGTTTGAGCGCAATATCAACGTACCGGTCGGCAGCCGTCAAGGCCTCTACCGCAACCAGAACAACCCTGCCATGTGGGGCGTGCTGGATTGGGCCACCCGCAGCCATGTTCGTACAGTGGTACTGGCCAAAGGCATCCAGATCGGAGGCACCCTTGCCTTTTACGGCCTGCTGCTGCGCGAAGGTGAATACACCAGCGACAATGCCTTAATAGTTGTTGCTGATGAACGCACCCTTAAAAAACTGATCAAAAAGCGGCTGCATAAGATGATAGACAGCAGCCCGTCCCTGTCAGCTATTAAATCAGCAAACCCTGATGATACCACCATGTATAGCGTTACCCTGGGTAACGGCTTCACCATTGAAGGCGGCTGGGCATCATCAGAAGTATCAGTATCGTCTGAATCCTACCGGGTAGTTATTCTGGATGAGATCAGTAAATACAAAACCCGTGGCAACATTGAGGATGCAAAAAGCCGCACCACCGTCTTTCCGGACACACACAAGATTTGGATACTCTCCAGCCCCGGAATAGACACCGATGATCCGGAAAACCGTGATCCCCTGATGGTAGAGGCTGAAGCATGTGACGTCATGCTTGAATTCCACGCCAAATGCCCTGATTGCGGCAAAGAACAGGTCATGACCTTTGACCGGTTCGGCTGGCCCGGACAAGTTAACCTTGAAGGACAGACAGAGGCAGACCCCAAGGCAATCCGCCGCAACCGCTCTGCCTGGTACCAGTGTGAACACTGCAACAGCCGTTGGAACGACTACAAGCGGGATAAAGCCATACTGTCAGCCATGAAAACCGGCTGGCAGCCAACCGATGGCTGTGACATCGAGCGCCCCCAGTCAGTCTACTTCCACTTTCCGGCCTGGCTGTCTCCCTATGTCAGCCTGTCAGAAGTAGCGGCCAGCTGGCTGGAAGCCCAGGGGGATGAAGAAAAACTGCGCAAGTGGCACAACCGCTTTGCCGGGGTAAGCCACAGATCAGAAAAGAAAGCTCTGCCCCACTCAACCATTATGAGGCTCAAGGATGATCGACCTGAAGGATTGGTGCCTTCCGTGCCCATTGCTGCCATCACCTGTATTGCTGACATGCAGAAGCGCGGTTTTTGGTACAAGGTCACTGCTTGGGGTTATGGTCTCCAGCAGGAAAGCTGGCTACTGAAAGCCGGTTTTATTGATTCATTTGACGCCCTTAAACAGATCATGTTTGAAAGCCAATACCAGGATATATCCGGCAACAACTACAACGTAACCCTGCGCGGTATGGATTCCGGCGGTGGCGAAGGCGAAGAACACCAGGATCTGTCCCGTACTGCCGAGGCATACCTGTTTGCAGCTGCAAACCCTGGGGTATTGCTCTTTAAAGGTCGCCGCCGTCTTTCCCGCAGCTTCAACGTAACCGATATAGACCGACTGCCGGGCACTAACAAGCCGCTGCCGGGATCGGCCAAGCTCTACACCCTCAACACCACTTTCTTTAAAGACAAGCTAGCTGCCAAACTGCTGGTATCCTCTGACGATCCGGGAGCCTATCACCTGCATAAAGACACTGATGAAGACTTTGCAAAGCAGATGTGCTCAGAAACCAAGAACGAACAAGGCGTGTGGGTATGTCCAAAGGGCAAAGACAACCACTACTTCGACTGTTCAAGCATGGAAATGGCTTTGATAGAGATCTCCCAAGTAAAATTCTGGCCAGAGCCTGGCCAGATTCCGGCAAATCAGCCCAGGAAGACACAACAACACAGAAACGATAACAGGAGGTGGTAAACATGGCAAAAGCGAAGGAAGCACCGGATACGGCAGACATTCTAGTGGGCATGAAGGCTATCTGCAATTATCTGCGCAGGAGTGAAGTAACGGTGCTTAAGTGGCGAAAAGAATATGATGATTTCCCGGTTAAAAAAGACGGCCAGCTAACAGCCACCAGATCAGCTCTCCAGAAGTGGATTTATGCAACATTTGGAGGGTAGATCTGGGGCACGAGCAAGGCGGCTTAACTAGCCGCCTTGGTTAAGCTTGTAGGTTCGCACGAATTTCGTGAAGTAGTCGAGGATTCGGAAGACAGACGCCTTGAAAAACAAAGGAAAACACCGCCAGTTTTTAGACTGTCAACCCCCAAAAACACCCATAAAATACCTCAAAAACACCCAAAAGATACCCCAAAAAAGCCGTTAATTTTACGTTACATTAAAAACAACCCCTTATGATGCTTACCATCATCGGGGGTTTTTAAATGGCGCTTTACACACTGGCAGAACTTGAGACCGAAATAACCACCTGGAAGGCTGCGCTTTCCAGACTGAACCATCAGGCCGTGGTGAAGATCGGTGACAACGAGATCCATGCCCGCGACATTGATAAAGTCCGCTCTCACCTGCAATGGCTTGATCAGCAGCGTGATTCTGCCTTAGTCTGCTCAACCCCTGCCCCTGCTGTTGGTCGCACCTATGCCAGAACCGGACGGAACCGCTAATGGGTATCATCACCAACATAGAGCGGGGGCTTGATCGTGCCATTGGCCTGTTTTCCCCTGGCTCTGAAGTCAAGCGGATTCTGCTGCGTCAACAGGCAGAAAAAGCCCGTATGTATGCCGCTGCCAAAACAACCCGCTCCACTGGTGGCTGGTCGCCTGTTGGTCAGGATGTCAATACCCTGATCCGTTCCAGCTCTGTTCAAATCCGCAACCGCTCCCGTCAGCTTGTCCGTGACTTCGCTTATTTTGCCCGTGCCGTTGATATTCTGGTTGATTATACCGTGGGAACCGGCGTGCAACTGCAAAGCCGTGTGACCCGTGGCGTTGATGCTGAGACGGGAAAGAGCCGCCTGCATACCGCAAAAATTAACGAGATTGAAACCGCTTGGTGGCGCTGGATGGAAGAGGCTGATGCCTCAGGCCGTTTGCACTATCACGAGCTTGAACAACTGGCAAAACGGCAGGATGTAGAATCAGGTGAGTTTCTGTTTGTAAAGGTGAATCTGCCGGACAAGAACCGCTTTTTGCCCTTTGCCCTTATCCCCTATGAATCTGACTGGCTTTGTTCCGATTACATTAATCCGCAATCCGGCAACGTGGTTGATCAAGGTATTGAAGCTGATCCGGCAACAGGCCGGGTTATCGCCTATCACTTCAGGGTGCCTGATGGTTTTAACAACCTGACCGGCGGACAGAAAAGCCAGCGGATTCTGGCTGAAAACGTGATCCACGGATTCAAGACACTGCGCCCTGGACAGATACGGGGAATCTCTCCCTTTACTACAGCAATCCTGCTGGCTGATGACCTGCACGAATACTTAAACGCAGAGATTGACGCTGCCAAACATGCTGCAAAGCGTTTGGCTGTTGTCACCACCAGCGATATTGCCGGATTCCAGAACATGCGAGCCACAACCGATGCCGAAACCGGAAAGCGGATTGAAGAGCTTGAAAACGCCTTTATCGAATACCTGCGCCCTGGTGAAACTATCACCTTTGACGGCAGCAACCGACCCGGCGACACCTTTGAACCATTTACCCGCCTGGTGTTGCGGATGGTAGCGGTATCAACCGGCGTTACATACGAACTGCTGACCGGAGATTATAACGGGATCAACTACAGCAACTTGCGCGGTATCCGCAACGATTTTATGAAGATCATTGCACCGCTGCAGCAACGGCATATTCGCCAGTTCTGCCAGCCGGTATTCAGGGCGTTTCTTGATTCTGCAGTGCAATCAGGCCGTATCAGCTTGCCTGGATATTTCAGCAACCCTTACCCTTGGCAAGAATGTACCTGGCAGCCGCCCGGTGTTGAGAGCATTGATCCGCTGCGTGAAGGTAAAGCCTACATCGACCAGATCAACAGCCTGCTGAGAAGCCCGCAAGAGATCACCGCCAGCCGTGGCCGTGATTACGAAGAGGTGCTGAACGAGATTGCAGAAGCCAAACGGATGGCAGATGCACGGGGCTTGTCACCTGCTGATGTAAAAACCGCTCTGGCAAATGCACCCTCTGCCGTAGATCCGGCAACCAACGGAAAAGGAGCAACCACAAATGACTGATCAACTGGCCTACCGGTCTTTAACTATTGAGAAAAACGACAGCGGCACGCCTTCAACACTGGATATTGAGAACCGTTCTGTTGAGGCGATTGGAGCAACAGAAACCCCGGTGCTTGAGCGTGATTATGACAGCTGGGAACTGTATCCAACCGTGCTGCTGATGTCTGGCTGCCAGATCCCGCCTAATCGGCAACTGCCACTGTTAGACACTCACAGCCGTTACAGCACTGCTTCTGTTATCGGCAGTTATCGTGATGTTCGTATTGAGGGCAATCAACTGCTGGGCAGAGCTGTTTTCTCAAAAGCGCCTGAAGCGGAAGGCCCCTGGCTGAAGACTATGGAAGGCCACTTGACCGATTACAGCGTTGCCAGAAAAGACCTTGAGGCAACCATTATCCCAGCCAACCAGACCGGCATGATTGAGGGCAGAACTTTTCAAGGCCCGGTGAAGGTCGTTACCAAATGGATTCCACGCGAAATGTCAAGCTGCCCCATTGGAGCAGATGAAAACGCTAAAGCACGGGCGGCCACGGCACAGCCCGAAAACCAAGCAAAGGAGAACGTAAACATGAGTACAGAAACTCAGAACCGTGGCCTCTCCGCAGAGACCACACAACCGCAGATCCCGGCTGTAGACCTTGAGGCAGTACGGGCAGAGGCAGTACGGGCAGAACATGCACGGATTACAGAGATTGATGCAATGTGCAGCCGCTCTGATATCCCGGCAGACAAAAAGGCAGACCTGATCAAGCCCGGCGTAACGGTTGATGCAGCCCGTAAAGCGGTGCTTGATATCATCCTGGAGCGTTCCGAAGCACAGAACCCCGGCGTTAAAACCACCACACAGACTGACAGCCTGCGTACTCTGGAGATGGGCGCTGATGAGCGTGATAAATTCCGCTCTGCTGCTGAGGATGGTCTTTTGATCCGTTCCGGCAAAGCCCCTAAAGAAGCCGCTGCCGGTGCAAGAGACCTGGCTGGTTATAGCCTGCGTGAGCTTGCCCGTGAATCTTTGAGAATGGCCGGACAATCACAAGGCGGCGATGCAATGGGCATGGTTGGCCGTGCTCTTACAACCTCTGATTTTCCGATGATCCTTGCCAACATTGCCAACAAGAGCCTGTTTGCAGGCTATGAAGCAGCAAGCGAAACCTGGCAGAAGTGGTGCGGAACCGGATCAACTTCTGACTTTAAAACCAACACCGTTGTCCGTGCTGGCGAGATGGCAGACCTTGATCAGATCCGTGAGGATGATGAATACAAGTACGGTGCCCGTTCTGAAGCCCAGGAGCAGTTCGCTATCGCCACGTATGGCAAGCTGTTTATGATCTCCCGTCAGGCCATTATCAATGATGATCTGGGTGCGCTGACCGATATCCCTGCAGCACATGGCGAAGCAGCAGGCCGCAAGTTGGGTGATATTGCCTATGCAGTGCTGACCGCAAACGCAGCCATGGGTGACGGAACCGCACTGTTCCACGCCAACCACACCAACCTTGGCACTTCTGGCGTTATCGGCACCACCACCATTGCAGAGGCTATCAAGCTGATGGCGCTGCAAAAGGATATCGGCGGAAAGCGCCGTCTGAACATTGCCCCTAAATATCTGATCACCTCCCCTGCACTGGCACAGGCTGCACAGACCTTCTTTAACTCCAGCATGATAGGTACTCAGGCACTGCCTAACCAGGTCAATATTTATGCCGGGCTGCTTGATCTGGTCTTTGAGCCACGCCTGTTTGATGACTCTGCAACCGCCTGGTATCTGGCAGGGGATAAAGGCAAGACCGTCAATATGTACTTCCTGAACGGAAACCAGACCCCATACATGGAGACCAAGCAGGGCTGGAGCGTTGACGGCGTGGAGTACAAGGTACGAATTGACGCAGGTGCAAAGGCCATTGACTGGAAGAGCCTGTTTAAGAATGCCGGGGCTTAATAGCACTCACCCCTGACCCCTCTCCCGAAATGGGAGAGGGGAACTAAAACAACTAAGGAGAAAATCCAATGAAAACATATCTGCAAGATGGAACCAGAATTGATTTTACTGCCGGTGCTGATGTTGCCTCCGGTGCTGGCGTGCTGATCGGTGTACGCATGGGTGTTGCCGTTAGTGACGTGCCTAACGGCGCTGTTGGCGTTGCCGCTATGTCCGGCGTTTTTGAACTGCCTAAACTCTCAACTGATGTGGTCGCAATCGGCGTGCTGCTGTACTGGGACAACACCAACAAGCGGATCACCGTCACCTCATCCGGCAACACTCTGGCCGGTTATGCGTTTGAGGCCGCAGGCAACGGCGTTGCAACCGTTAAGATCAAAATTAACGCCTGATGCAATTTAGCCCCGCCGACATAACCGCCATGATTGACGCCATGGGCCAGCCGGTAACCGTGGGGCTTGCACAGACCACCGCAGTATTCAACACCGGCCCCCGTGAAGTGGCCCGCAACGGCATGACGGTTTACACCGACACCCCCACCCTGCTGGTATCAGTAGCCGTGGGGGATCTGGTGGAAAAGAATCTTACCATCATCACGGTAGATGATGTTGATTATCAGGCATTTGAAAAAGTGCCAGACGGCTCCGGCTTTGTAGAGCTGGACCTAACGAGGGACTTCTAATGGTCACTGATGCTGCAAAAATGGCGCTTGGTCTTACCGGCACTGCAGCAGTATGTGCAGAAATGATAAATAGCCCGGTCATGATAGCTGCAACACAAGTGATTATTGTTACAACTTGCGTTGTGGTCATGGCTCACATTCTCATTGGTTGCTTCAAAGCAAACCGCAAAGGCAAGCGCAAACAGGAGGCTCGGCGTGGAAGAGCTGACAAAACTGATGCCACCTGATGTCGGCTGGAAAGTCGCTGGCTGGTCGTTCACTGCTGCGATAACCATGGGCACCATGCTCTATAAGGGAGTATGGAAGCGGATTAACCAACTGGCTGAAGAACAGGACGAAACCCGCACTGATGTAGACAGGCTGATAGGTGCCTGTGGCGTAAACCACCCCAAGCAAACGCCCTGGGCAGGTTCAGAACGCAGAAAATCAAAAGAGGATACAGACGATGAATAAAACACGAATCGGCATAGCCTCTTTAATGCTTTCCGCCCTAGGGATGATTGGCATAGCCAACCACGAGCAGTTTGTAGGCCACACCTACAAAGACGCGGTGGGTGTCAACACTATTGGCTACGGCACCACCGCTGGTGTCAAACCTGGCCAGACCATTACGCCAGAACGTGCCCTGATCCGGCTGGGTCAAGATATCGGCCAGTTTGAAAAGGGAATAAAAGCCTGTCTGCCTGTAGACCTGCCCTTACATCAGTATGAATGGGATGCCTATGTTTCCCTCGCCTACAACATCGGCACCGGAGCTTTTTGCCGGTCCAGCATTGTCCGCAAGCTGAAGCAGGACCCGTCTGATTATGCCGGTGCCTGTGAATCTATCCTGCTGTTTAACAAGGCAGGCGGCAAAGTCTTAAAGGGACTGGTGGTACGCAGGCAGGCTGAATACAAGCTGTGTAAAGGTGAAAAATGAGTGTTGGAAAATTCTGTAAAAAATGCAGCCGGTTCACTGCCGCTAAAAACTGGTGCGACCGACACGGCAAGTACGTTACCGGCTGGACTGATATGTGTGATGAAGAAAAAGCAGAGCGGGCAGAAAGAATCAAAAATGCTGGCTAATGTCTGCCAGAACTGCGGGGCACCTCTTTGTTGAGGCGAAGTCTGTGACCGGTGCGGTCACTACAACGGGTGAATCATGGAAGCAGCTCTTATTATCATAGACACCTTTATTGCCACCAAGCCAGTCCGCTGGCTGCTGTTGGTGCTTACCACCACCCTATTGGTGGTGACCGGGGTTAGCCTGGTACGTCAAAAAGCATTATCACTGCAGCTTTCTGCCGCAAAAGGTGACGTTGCTGTTTATGCCGCCTCACTTGGCGCACAAAACGCTGCCATAGTAAAGCAAGGCGAAGCCATGCAGCACATGCAAAAACAGTCTGAAAACGCCCGCAATGAAGCAGCCAGAATCAGGCAGGCATGGCAACAACGTGAAAAGCAGTTAAACGAACTGAAACTGGTGGGTGATTGCCCGGACATGGTGCAACAAGTCCTTGCCGAGGTACGCAAATGAACTATACAGCGCTGATCATAGTAGCCCTGCTTATGTCAGGCTGTGCCTGCCAGCCGGAAATAGTCTACGTTCCTGTGCCAACCTGTGCTGAACCACCGGCAATGACTATGCCAGATCTTGCTGTTGATCGCTTGCCGCGCCAGCCGGAAACAGCAGAAGGATTAAAAGCCCTGGCTGTTGATCACCTGAAACTTAAAGCGACACTTGAACAATGTATCATTAACCTAGAGGCATACCGTAAATGAGCGCGCATCGTCCCGCCATACTTGAGGCATTAAAAGCACTGCTAGTAACCGGATTACCAGACTTGTCAGGCCGGGTATATCTGCCATGGGAGCCACTGCCAGAAACCGGCACGCAGCCCCTGGTCCAGTTTGATGTGGATGACAGCCAGATTGATGATTCAGAAACAATAGGCAGCTGGGTACAGACCATGCCGGTACGGATCGGCTATATCCGGTACGGAAAGTTTGATTACGCTGCCACCTGGCAGCAACTTAACACCATCACCGGCCTGATCCGCAACGCCAGCATAAGCGGTATACAGCGGATAGATATAACCGGAGCAGCAGACAACATAACCGAGGCAGGTAATAAGATACTCTGGCCGCATCTGGCTGTAGATGTTGTCTACCTAACTGCAGCAGGCGAACTTTAAACAAAAGGAGGGCTAAATAATGGCCCAAGCACAAGGAAGCAAAGCATATTTGGCCCTGCAAAAAGAAACCACATTCGGGGTTGATCCTGGCGTACCTGCCCTAATCAAGATCCCGTTTTCATCTGAATCTATCGGCAGGACTATCGGGCTTGAAACCAATGACCACATCACCGGCAACCGCAACAACAGTGCCCCGGTACGAGGCAACACTGACGTAAACGGCAGCATCGGCTTTAACCTGGGGGCCTACCCCGGAGAACTGCTGCTTGGCGCTTTGGGTTCTGTCAACACCACTGGGGCCGGTCCATACGTTCATACACTTAAAGTCGGAACAAGCTTGCCCAGCTTTACGGTAGAAAAAGGCTTTTCAGATATCAGCCAGTTTTTCAAGTACAACGGCTGCAAGGTCAACAAATTCAGCCTTACCTCTACCCCTTCAGGTTTTCAAAAAGCATCCATTGATATCATGGGTGCCAAAGAAACCGCCAGCGGCACCAGCTTTGACGCAATTGCTACTGATCTGGGAGACACACCCTTTGATGGCTTTCTGATCAGCAGTGTGCTTGAAGGCGGTGGCGCTATTACCGGGATAACCGAAATCAGCCTGATGATTGAAAACGATCTTGATGGTGACACCTTTACCCTGGGAAGCCAAGGTACCCGTGGCAGCATCAACGAAGGCAAGGCAAAAGTGTCAGGCACCATCAAGGGATTTTTTGAAAACCTTACCCTCTACAACAAGGCAGTAAACCAGACTGAATCAAGTCTGCTGGTTACTTACCAGCGCGGAACTGGTGCAGGTTCTGCCGGTAACGAGTTTTTGAGCTTTGAAGTGCCAGAACTGGTCTACAGCGTAAAGACCCCGGCTGTATCAGGCCCCAAAGGTATTTATTACGAACTGGAGTACCAGGGCTACTACGGTGATGATGCTGATGCCAGCGCACTGGTGGTCACCCTTAAAAATACTCAGGTAACACTGTAAAAGGAAGGATAGCCATGTACCACTATGAAATAAACGGCAAAACTTTTACCCAAAAGAAACTGGTGCTTGGCCAGATCGGCGCTTTGGCGCAGCTGCTGGTCGGTATCCGTATGATGTCAATTGATCCCCTGGGGCTTATTGCAGCCCTGGGGGAATCCCTGCCGCAAGCCCTTGCCATTGTGCTGGTGCCTGAAGGCGTCCATCCGGCAGACAAGGATTTGTTGGCTATGGGGCGTGATCTGTACGAAGCAGAACCGGAAACCGCCCTGCAGGTGGTGGCTGATTTTTTCGACTGCAACCCGCTGCCTTCACTTTTGGGGAAGATAGCGGGGCTGGTGGAAAAGTTCAATCAGGTGACTGGGTAGAGCAACTGGCCTGCGTTCTGGCTGATGGAGATATCACCAAACGCAGGCAGATCATCTGGGAAACCACCCCGGATGATTGCAAACCGTACTTAGAGGCCAGAAACCGACAAATGTTGTTTCGTGAGGCCGTCATAGCGTTTTTGGGTGCAGGCAATACCAGCGCCTTAACTGATGAGCAAAAAGCATACTGTGACGCCTGCAAAAAAGCCGGATTTAACGATTGCGAAAACTGCGACCCCGCAGAGATAGGGAAAATAGATGGCTGACCAGAAAATGCAAATAGTCATCACCGCACTGGATGAAACCCAGCGGGCCTTTGCAAATCTTAAAGGGGCGCTTAACCAGGCCCAGGGGCAATTCAGAGATCTGAACACGCAGGCATCCAGTTCTCAAAAGTCCGTTAATTCGCTGGCCGGATCGTTTGCGTTATTACAAGCGGCACTGCCTGTTGCGGTCATCGCTTCATTTACAAGATCGGTTGTTGATGCTGGCTTGGCTTTTGACAGGGTACAGTCTGTGCTTAAGGTTTCAACTGGCACAGCAGAAGCCGCAGCTAGAGAACTACAGTTTATTCGCAACGAGGCCAACCGGCTTGGACTTGATGCTGTAGTAACGGCTGATTCGTATTCAAAGTTTCTCACCGCAATCAAAGGCACCGCAGTTGAGGGGGAACCAGGTCGTAAGGTGTTTATTGGTATCTCTGAGGCAATGTCAGCACTTAAGAAAAGTTCTGATGAAACCAGCAGAGTTTTTGCCCAGATCCAACAGTCATTCGCAAAAGGCAAACTTGAGCTTGAGGATCTGAAGATAATTGCCGAGGCTGGCGTGCCTATTTTTGGGATGCTGGCTGAGGCGATGGGTAAAACAAAGCCAGAGATTATGAAAATGATATCTGACGGTAAGCTGATGGCTGACGAGGTGTGGCCAAAAGTTGCTGACCAAATGCACAAAACATTTGGCGTAGCCGCAGTTGAGTCTGCCAATAGCGCCCAAGGGGCAATAAACAAACTTAAAAACGAGTACAACACTGTTCTTGAGATGGGCGCAAAAGAGTTCATGCCAGGCTTTACCAATGGGCTGATAGCCATTAAATCTGCCATTTATCCGGTTATTGCAGAAATAACCCGCCTTGCCATGCTGGTGGATAAAGCAGGTGGTACGCTTACCACTTTTGGCATGATCGCGTCAAAAGCAGCAGAGTTGCTGGTGCGTTTCGCTACTGTTGGTCAGTTTGGCGATTCTTTTAAGAACATGGCGGATAAATTCAGCCAGTGGAACAAGATGTATGCAGAGAAATACACTGAAGGAGATAGACGCCTTACGGATCTGGCAAACAAATCTCTTGGCCTGGGCGGAGTCGATACAAATAGAACAAATGACGAACTAGCTACTGACGCAAAAAGAAATGCCCAGGTAAAGGCCGCTGAAGAGGCTGCCCGTAAACGTGCTGAAGCTGCAAAGAATGCCAGCAAGGTTAAGGCTGAAGCCGATGCCTGGACCAAGTCTGGCAAAAAATGGGCAGATCATTATTATAAAGAAGAGCAATCTGCTAGCGACTCTCAAGTAAATTTCAGTATCAAATCACAAAGTGGAACCTCTCAAAAAATGGCACAGCTCGAAAAGGAGAAACAAGGATTTATTGATAATTGGGCTATGCGAGCAACCACAGAAGAAGAGTACCAAAACCGGATAGACCAGATTAACAAGGTACATTCTGAATCCAGATTAAAAGTGGCCACCGACCATGCAAAAAATATTAAAAAAGAAGCTGCAGCTGCATCAGAATCTACACTGACCCTGCAGTCTGCAAAAATAGCAGAGCAGGAGGCAGCCGGTACCATAACCGCAACCGCCGCCATGCAGCAGCAGGTCATGGTAATGCAGCAAAAAAGCCAGCTGATGGCAGACCAGCTTCACAGCATGCCTAAAGATACCGTCGGAGAAGTGGCAGCCTATAACAGCCAAGCCGAGGCATTAAGCAGGGTAAACACAGAGCTTAACAGCATGAACAAAACCCTGCGCCTGCGTGAAGGATGGGAAGGCTTAAAGCAGGGCCTGCAGGAGTATGCTGATATGGCCTCAAATATTGGCCAGCAGATTAGTGATGCCGTTAAGGGTGCTTTTCAAGGGCTTGAGGATGCCATTGTCAACTTTGTTAAAACCGGCAAGCTCAACTTTAAAGATCTGGCTGATAGCATCATTACGGACTTGATCCGTATAGCGGTGCGGTCTGCCATTACCAAGCCGCTGGCTGAAGCCGCTGGCAGTCTGTTTTCTGGCTTTTTCGCCAAGGGCGGTGCCTTCGACGGCGGGGTACAAAAATTCGCAACCGGTGGCATTGTTATGAGCCCCACCCTGTTTGGCATGGCCGGTGGTGCTGGCCTGATGGGTGAGGCTGGTCCTGAAGCTATCATGCCGCTGGCCCGCACCAGTTCCGGTCATTTGGGAGTTCGCACTGCAGGCGGTGGACAGCAGGCTATGAGTGTGCAGGTAAACGTCATCAACCAGAGCAGCCAGAACGTCAGCGCAAAATCCGGCCCCATGCAGTTTGATGGCAAGTCATTTGTTATTAACACCATCCTGCAGGATGTGCAGAATAATGGACCGCTGCGCGGCCTGATGGCTGGCGGAGGTGCCTACTAATGGCAACATGGCCCACACTAAGCCGTCAACCGGTCTACCCGATTGAAGAAAAAACAACTGACAACCTGATTAAAACCGAATCAGAGGCAGGTTATCAGCAGACCCGTCCGCGTCACACCCGCGTCATACGCACCTTTAAGCTGTCCTACAAGGCGCTTACTGATGCAGATAAAGTGCTGCTTGATACCTTCTTTTACACATCCACCAACCACGGCAGCACGATCTTTGCCTGGACGCACCCCATAACCGCAGCCAGCCATAATGTGCGGATCAAGCCTATTACCTGGCAGGGTGTGCGCTACAACCAGTGGGGCACAGAAATAGAACTTGATGAGGCGTAGCCCATGAGACCATTACCCCCTGCACTTTTACGGGCTGCCAACCGGATGGATCAGCCAGATCCGTGGCTGGTGCTGCTGGATATAGCCATTGAGGGCGAAGACACCATGTACCTGGTCAACAATAACGAAGATGTTGTTTTTGATGGCCGCACCTATATTGCCTTTGCCTTTACGGTAGATCAGCCCAAAGAGAGCAGCAAGGGTGAAATCCCCAGCATACAACTGCAGGTGGCCAACGCTACCCGCACCCTGCAGACTTATGTTGAACAGTATCAGGGTGGGGTCGGTTCATCGGTTACCATCCGCATTGTAAATGCCGGTTGTCTAGCAGAAGACTATGCAGAACTGACAACAGTAATGCAGGTGCTGGCCTGCAGGTGTACGGCACAATGGGTGACCTTTACCCTGGGTGCTATAAACCCGCTTAACCGCAAGTTTCCGCCTGATCAATACATTGCCATGCACTGCCGCTTTACCTTTAAGGGGTACCACTGCGGGTATGCTGGAGCTGCCACCACCTGCAGCCGCACCCTTGATAATTGTCAGCTGCTTGGCAACAGCAGCCGTTTTGGCGGGTTTCCTGGACTGGATGGAAGGGGAATTAGACTGGTATGACAAGCCCCCCCAATTACATTGATTTACTGGGCAAGCCGTTTGAATACAGTGGCCGTGGCCCTGAAGCCTTTGATTGCTACGGGCTGGCAGTAGAACTGTACCGGCGTGCTGGCATTACCCTGCCAGACTATGCCAGTGATCCTGATCCAGCCTTTCAGGGTAATGGTTTCCTGCACGGCGCAGAGCATTACTTTGATCGTGTGGCCCAGCCTGAGCTGTTAGATATTATACTGTTTCAGGTAATGCCCCGCTACATTACCCATTGTGGTGTCTATGTGGGTCATGGCCGCTTTGTACATATTCTGCAAAAAACAAGTGTCACGTGTGAAGAGCTGGCAAGCCCGGTCTGGCAGCACCGCCAGCGGGGTGTATATCGGTTCAGGGGGCTACTATGAGCGGTCAAACCATTACCCTGACCAAAGTATATAACCCGCTTGACAGATCTGATCAGGACATTATCCAGTGGCAGTATCAGCCAGGCTCTACAGTAGCTGATCTGCTTGATAATACCGGAACAATAATCACTAAGCGTGAAGGCCACCAGCTGGTGGTGTCCGTTAATGGCCAGGTAATACCCGCTGATCAGTATGACCAGACGCACCTGGTGCCAGGGCAATGCGTTACCCTTGTGCCGGTACTGACTGGCGGCAGTACAGACAGTAAAAACGTTCTGCGCACTGTTGGCCTGGTGGTACTTGCGGTTATCGCAACAGTGGTTTCGGTGTTTGTACCTGCCCTATGGCCAGTAACCGGCTTTTTATGGAAGATGGCCTTTTACTCAGCAATAATGACAGTTGGCATGGCCATTTATGGTGCTTTTGCTGGTGGTGGTTCAGCTCAAGCTCCTTCCCTTAATGGTTATCAGGGGGCAGACCAATCCAACAGCTACAGCTGGAACCCACAGACAACCCAACAGCAAGGCATACCAATACCGTGGTATTACGGCACCTGCAAGGTAACCGGAAACGTTATAGGTGTATGGCGTGAAAGTATTGGCAACCAGCAGTATCTGAATGCCCTGATATGCGTTGGCGATGGCGTACTATCCGGCATTACCGATATTATGCTTAATGACCAGCCGCTGGCCAATTATACCGGTATTGAGCTGCACACCCGTCTGGGGTATCTGAGTCAGGCGGTTATACCCAACTTTGGTGATACAGTCACAGAATACGCCCAGGGCACAAAAGTAAATTACGGGACGCCTGTTTTATACACCACCATTGGCGCTGATTTTGACGCCCTGGAAGTGGAAGCCGGT